TAGTCGGCAGCAACTCCACTTTTTCTTGGTGGGCTGCTTTGATTGGCAATAAAACATCTTATTTCCCTTCCAAGTGGTTCGTGAATAATAGTGAAGCTACTGACATTTATCATGATAAAATTATAAAACACGATGTTTAATTAATAAAATATGAAAGTATTAGTAATATGCCCAACTTACGGTAGACTACCTTTATTAGGTAGAGTTTTAGCAAGTTTCTTAGATCAAGATCACACCGATAAAGAGTTGATTTTTATTAACGATGATAAAAATGTACAGTTAACATGTGATATTGAAAATGTTCATGTATTAAATCTAACAAAAAAAATAACATTAGGTAGTAAGCGTAATATAGGTGTTTCGTTTGGTCATTACGATTTATATATGCATTATGATGATGATGATATTTTTCTACCTAGTCGTATATCAAATCACGTAAAATTTCACATTAGTCACCCTGATGCATTTTTTTACTGGAACACAGCAGCATATTTTGTAACGCAAGACAAGTTCTATGTTGATGGTTGTTCGAGTAGCGCTGGTTCTTTCAAGCGAGAAGGTTGGGCTAGATGTGGTGGTTATGCTGATATAACAAAATGTGAAGATGTAGACTTTTACAATAGAATTGATAATAAGTTTAATCAAAAAGATGAAAACAATATAGATTATGTGTACAACTGGGGAGGGATAAACTACCATAATACGTATAGTACAGAGCATGATATGACTAATGAAGCTGTAAAATGTAATAAAGAATATAGTGTTGATTCATGTTACGAAATAATACCTAAGTGGTCAGAGTATTGTAAGTTTGTAGAATTAAGTACAATGTATAAAAATACACAAAAACCAATTAATATAATACATAAAGAATTGGGTGTTATTGATTATTTAAAATAGTGGTATAAATATGCATGTGAAGATTGCTATATGGACAGATAATGATTTAGATGGAGCATGCTCTGCTCTAGCACTTAGACACGTCTATAAAAATAAAGCTGAAGAAATCTATATTAGAGAGGTAAGTGATTACGAGTTAATCGGTTATTTTAAAGCGTGGATTGACGCTAATTACGATCAATATGATTTAATTTTCATTACTGATTTATTTGTACCTGATAAGCTAATACCTCACGTGGATAAAAAGAAGGTTGTTGTTATTGATCATCATTCTTCTCATCTAGAAGTAAAAGATAGGTACAAGATAGCTTCTGTATGCATTAAGACATATCCATCGTGTGTTAAATTAATACAAGAACGTTTTAGTAAAGTTTTATCAAACATTAGTCTCGAATTACAGGCACTATTTGATATAGTAAACGACTACGATTCTTACCAACTAAATTTTAGCGAAACGCTAAAGTTAAATGCTGTGTATCATAACTTTAACAAACCTAAGGTTGATAAGTTTATTAGTAGATACGAAGAAGGATTTGTACCTTTCAACATACAAGAGCAAAATGCCATTAAGCTATACTTTAATAAGCTGAAAGATCAGCTTGAACGAGCGGAATATTACTCAGGCACACTCAAGGGTTATAAAGTAATTAGCTGTACTGCGGACTTCGGTATTAATGAAGTTGCTCATCAAGCTTTAAAGAAATTCAAAGCTGATATTGTATTTATAGTGATGTTAAACACACAAACCATTTCTATAAGAAAAAATAAAGATACTTGTGACATTAACTTAGCTAAGTTAGCAGAGTTATTGTGTGATGGTGGAGGTCATCAATATGCCGCTGGCGGCAAAATCACAGATAAATTTTTAAACTTTACAAAAACTCTCACATATGTACATTAACGTCTGCGTAAGCCCTGCACAAAGCATTATAGATAGAGAAAGTGAACATATCTTACTTTCATTTTGTTCATACTGCACTTTACTAAAAGGTAAAAAGTTATCCTTTCAAAATGTGTTTATATTAACATTAGAAGACGCAAAACTAAAAGAATTACTAAAAAGCCTTTCAGGAGTTGATTCTGATCAAGATATCGTTAAAATGTTTTTAGACTACGATCCTACGATAACAAAGAGTAAGTACGTCACAAAGTACATTAACAGACGACGTTTATGTCATTGACAGCAACTGAAAAACAAATATACAATACTTTTATTGCAACTGGACGTCAAGTTCAAAATAAACCGTTCACTTTCAGAAAAGATTTCTCTAAGTTTGATGATACTTCTTATATTCTTATTAAGAAATTATATGCATTCTTTAATAAGTATCCGCATATAAAAATGAACGATTATTTTATAGCACCATATAAGTATTACGGTGCTGATGAATATTTTGATCTTCAGTATTACACTACAGTAAAAGCCATTAAATGCTTCTCTCTATACCAGAGACAAAAAGAAACGCAGGATCCAGATAATGATACTACTATAAATGAGTGTAAATCGGCTTGCGCTTTTATCTATAATTTCTGCGCAGATAACAATCTAACACTTGAAGAATATAAGACTTACATGACAGGCTCAATACCTGAATTGTTACAACATCTGAAAGATCATAGAATTAATTTTTATACAATCCATGGTCTAAATTGCGATCAAAATATAAATAGAGTGGAGGTTGATATACTCAACTTCATCATTAAAGATTTTACAGATATACTAAATACTACAAGAATAAATTTTCAAAAATCATCTAAATTAAAACATGTGATTCGAAAAGCTTTTACAATAATTGAAAATAAATTATTGCAAAATAAAAAACAACAAATACAATAAAATAAACAATAAACTAAAATAATATGAGCCAATACAATATGTCGATGTTTCAATCCATTAAGGATGCACTAAACAAGAATGAAGCTGCAGGTAATAGTACCTACACTGAAGTTCTTAAGACAACCCCAGGTAATACTTATACAGTAAGGCTGTTACCGCTACCATCCGATCCAAAGAATACTTTCTTTGAATACTTCAATCATGGCTGGGTTTCGTTTGCAACTGGTCAATACGTTCAAGCGCTTTCACCTATGACATTCGGTGAGAGAGATCCAATTGCAGAAGAAAGATTCAAGATTCTTCGTACTGGTAGTGAAGATGAAAAGGAAAAGGTTAAGGCTATCAAACGTGTCAACAAGTTTCTTGTTAACGTGTACGTTATTGATGATCCAAGTAATCCTGAAAATAATGGTAAGGTGAAAATCCTCCGTTATGGTAAGCAGCTTCAGAAGATCATCCTTGAAGCTATTGAGGGTGAAGATGCTGAGGAATTCGGTTCACGTATCTTTGATCTGGGTCCAGATGGTGTCAACTTCAAGATTAAGTGTGAAAATCAAGGTGAGTTTCCTACATATGTTTCATCTCGCTTTACTGCTTCAGGCAAGCTTAAGTTTTCTGAAGCGGAACAGAATGAAATCTATGGTAAGGCATTCGATCTTACTAAGGTTTATAGCTTGAAGTCTTATGACGATCTTAAGAAGATGTTCGATGAGCATTATCTATGTAAGACCGGAAGTGACCAAGCAGTCGCAGATGTACCAGCTATCAAGACTGAGTCAGCTCCGTGGCAACCCGCTGCAACTAATACTATATCACCCGTTTCGGTAGATGAAACTTCTATCGATGATGATATTGATGAACTACTAAAGGACCTGTAAGATGCAAATGACCGAACAAGAAAAATCTGCGTTGTTGCAGTTCTTAGGCACTACACACGCTCAAGCAAAGCAAACTGACCAGATGATTGTCGGTCAGTCTCAATTCTTACAGCCTGTTAGTAATAATATTCAACAACATTTTGCGCAGGCGATGCAAATGCCAACTGTACCGAATGCGCCGGATAATACTCAATATCACCCACCTGCGACGGTTGAACCGTCTCAAGCTGAAACACAGTTGGAGCTCGTATTTAGAGAGCCACCTACATATCAGCCAATTGGAGCGTTTTTAGGTAACGAAGAAATATTAGAACAATTGAAGGAAATTAATTTGAATTTAACTAAGATAGCAGTTATACTTAAAGAAAGTAATGTCAAATCAAAAGCTAAAAATACAATCAAGGATTGACTGGTTGAGGTTTTTAGACGCTATTTCAAAAATAAATAATTCAGCTATAGTGAGCGTATCAGACAATGGTACGCTCACTTCGTTGGTAGCGTCTCCGGATCAAAATCTTATTCTGTACGGTGAAATTAATAATGTGTATAGCACTATAAATGCTACACTTAATATACCGGACATTAACAAGTTAAAGAGAGTAGTTGATAATATCAATACAGAAAGTATTGAGTTTACTCTTAATAACAACAGCATTGAATACAAGGGCTCAGGTGTTAAGTTTAAGTATCATCTTTTCGATGATGGATATCTTAGCAAGCCGTCAATTAATGTAAACAAGGTAATGGAGCTTAAGTGTGATGTAAATTTCAAGTTCACAAAGCAAGTATTGACAAGCATTATCAAAGGTAGCTCGTTTGCTACAGATACAAGCAAAGTCTATTTATTTACAGATGGGACTGATTTGAGAGCTGAGCTAACAGATAGATCAAAGCACAATACTGATATGTACTCTTTAACATTGGGTACAGTTGATTTTGAGTTAGATCCTGTTATTCTTAATTTAGATAACGTGAGACTATTGCATTGTATTGATGATGTTATTCATTTCGGTATCAATACAAATGTAGGTGTTAATATCGTTGATATTTGCAATAGCAGCACTAAATTAAAATATATAATAACTACACTAACACAATGATAAAGAATAAAATAACTACATTATCGTATTTTGTAAAGAGATTGAAGGATTGTGGATTTACTACATGGAAGATGTATGACAAGTACGCTGAATCTGATCCACGTAAATGGACTATCTTAGTAGATCCAGGCAATACTTCTATTTACATTACTTGCTACGAAAACAGAGATTATAAGAGCGAAAAGATGTTTGAGTTCAATGATGGATCTCGTTTATTCCCTCGCAACTTTTCTATCAAAACTTCATCTATGGAAGTTATTGTAACGGCGTTAATTGAGAAGGGTGTTCCACAAATACAACCTGAAGTGTAATTATGTTTAAGATTGGATTGGTGCACGGCGATAGCTACGCCGTGCACACAGGCACATATGCTGGTGAGATCTTAATATATTTAAAGACTCATAAGGACGTGTATCAGTTTCTCTCTATTCCTAAAATGGAAAATAGAGAAGTCTCTAAGTTAGTATTTGAGAACGCAAGGAACAAGGGTATAATTAAATTTGTTGAGCGAGTACCACAATATGTCGTAAGCACCGCTGTAGATCAATACAAAGTAAATGAAAAATCTAATCCTAGACGCGAACAATTTGATCCATCGAACTCACTGGACAGCTAAAAATGCTGCAGGTGATGACTTAGAAAAACTGAATAGCTTTCATGTTTACTTCACTCTTAACGCAATTAAAAGTTATGTTGATATGTTTAAGCCAGATAGAATATATGCGTGTTGGGATGAAAAGCCTAATTACCATATAAACGAACGCAAATCTATCTACAGTGATTATAAGGGTAATCGTTCAGGTGACACTACACCTCATCAGAACAATTCCCTTATTAAAGAGTTTCTGGTACATCTCGGTATACCTTCTATTTATCCTGAAAAGTTAGAAGCTGATGATTGTGTGTCATATCTATGCGATACACTAGAGGGTAAGAGTGTTATTGTATCTGTAGATAAAGACTTTTTACAGCTTGTTAATGAGAGCGTAACTCTATATAGTCCTATCTCTAAAGTATATTGTACACTTGATAACTTTGAGGAAGTAGCAAAATGCTCTAAAGAAGAATTTGTACTCATTAAGTGCCTACAAGGAGATAAGTCTGATAACGTTCCAGGTATCCCTAGATTCGGTAAAAATAAAGTCCAAGCATTTTTAGAAAATAAAATACTCTTAACAGAAGAGCAGCTTGAAATATATACACGAAATTATGAGCTCTTTAGACTTAATAGATATAAAGATGAAAATTGTGAATCTGAACGTACATGGCTCGACAAGCAGCTTAGTGATGTCAGCTCGTTGCTCCCCAATTACAATACTTTCATTGAGCTATGTATAGATCATAAGCTGAATAATATTCTAAGTAAGAAAGATAACTGGTATAACTTGTTTTTCGTAAAACATAAGCTAAGATTACTTTTTGAATGATCTCACTACCGGTAGACTACATCGTATCAAAGTTCTTCCAGTATACACACCAACCAAAGCACAACAAGTATAATAATACATATCAAGGTGGTTGTTGTATATGTAGGGAAGGTAAATCTTTAGGTAAGAAAAGAAGGTGTTTCTATATACCTGCAAAGGATATTATTTTTTGTCACAATTGCGGTTGGTCTAGCAAACCGTTCAAGTGGATAAAGGAGATATCAAGGTGTGAGAACATCGATATTATCGAAGAAGTAAAGGATTATGGTTATGAAGAAATCACCTTTACGGATAAGGAAGAAGTACCGAAGTTAGTACAGTCTAGTACTTTGCCGAAAGACAGTATTAATCTGTCTGATAGTATACAGCTAAACTTCTATAAAGGTAATGAGGTAGTACAGAAGTGTCTTGAGTTAATTAAGAAACGACGACTAGATACAGCTGTTAATAGACCATCAAGTCTATATATCTCTCTTGCAGATTTTAATCATAAAAACAGACTTGTAATACCATTCGTAGATGAAAAAGACAATATAGCGTTCTACCAGACACGTGGTTTCCTAGAAAAGGATTTAAAGACAAGGCCAAAGTATATATCTAAGATTAACGCTGAGAAGACCCTATTCAACATTAATCAAGTTAGTTCTGATTACGATACTGTCTATGTATTTGAAGGTCCAGTAAACGCATTCTTTACGAAAAATAGTGTTGCTGTCGCAGGTATTACTGACAAAGGTAAAAACACATTTACCTTAAAGCAACAGCAGCAAATTGATAATACACTAAAATGGTATAACAAAATTTGGGTCTTAGATAGCCAGTGGATTGACAATACATCACTCGTTAAGTCAGAAATTTTACTCAAGGATGGTCATAGTGTATTCATATGGCCAGAAAAGTTTGGTAGACAATTTAAAGACTTTAACGACATTTGTATGAAGTGTAAGATCGATGAAATATCTCACGACTTTATAAAAAAGCATACGTATAATGGTATAGAAGGTGTTTTGAGATTAGCTAATATAAAGCGACTTATACATACTTGAGTGAAGCATCACCGGCTTGAGATAAGTACCCTTTAAATGTCTCAGTAAGAGCAGCAAGCTCAGTAGCAACACGAGCAATCTTTCTTTGCTCAGAGCTTCTCATTTTATCCAAGATTGTATCAGGTTCAGCGGAAGCAAGAGCTGTTTGAATTGAGTTTTCTGTACCATTTAACATATCACGAAATTGCTCCATCTCAGAGATCCAACCCTTTATCTGCTGAACCATTTGATTATTTCGATCAGTAATAGCTTGAGATACAGCAGTATTTGCGGAGTCTGCTGGAGGAGCAGTATTTACATTAAAGTCATCAGGGTTAGTATCCTGATCTAATGTAGATAGCATAGCTTCTCTATCTGCATCTTGTTCGTGTAAGACGTGAAAGAATCTCTTCTCAAATTTTGTCATACAATTATTTAGTCTAGCAATAAATAATTATAATGGATTCTCCATACAAAACTACTTTTAATACATCGAGTCCAAAGCTTAACATGGATGTAGGTACTCAAATAGACCGCTATAAAGAAGAAGAAGCAAAGCAAAAGGCTCCATTAATACAGCCTTTTACATTAGATAGCTCAATGGAACTTTTAAGCGATATCTATGAAAAACTTTTAGATATGCGTAAAGCTGTTGAAAAAACAGCAATGCAACCTAAAGCAAACAAACAAGCATTAGCAGCAATCAACAGCATAATCGAGAATATCGGTAAAGAGATTTTAATGGATATCCCAGAACAGCTTGATAAATTGAATCTATAGCATACAATTGAGTATGCTTAAATTAATAACAGTCTCTCTCGCAATTGTACTTGCTATAAGCGCAGGTGTTGGTTTCGTTTTAGCGAACTTTATAGGCTTCTGGCAAGGGTTTATTGCTACAATTATTGTACAGTTTATTGCATCTTACGGTATTGCGTTCTTTAGAACTCCTAAAACCGAACAAGTTGAGAGTAACGAAGCTCAACAACTACTTGATCTACAGACCGTTGAAATTGCATGTCCATGTACTCATATTGTTTCGAAGTCTCCTATATTCTTTGGTATTAATAACGAGTTTGTGTGTACTAAATGCAGTAGTAAGTTTAGAGTTGATTTGTCGTATGAGTCTGTGTTAGTAACAGAGCCGCTTAACATTGAAAATGCTTACAACTTTCTTAAATCAAAGGAACAGTAATATAATAGTGTATAGTGAAGAACATACAATTTAAACTAAAGAATAATAAAGTGCATGAAATGACCTTGCAAGAAGTGACCCGTTGGGCCTGCTTGATTGAAGGGATTGAAGAAGTGTCAAAACAATCATGTATTCTTGGTATAAGTCCAGATAATGATAACTGGATTCAGCCACTAGCATTTAAGAAATATATCGACGAGCGGTATCATTCAATGCTTCACGATCTTACAGTTGAGCAAAAATTAGGAAGACTTTAAGACCTACAATTACACTTCGTTTTAGGTGTATTAAAAATCTCAACTACCTCGTCTTTTTCAAAAATCTGAACTACCTCATCTTTTATATACTCTCGTGTATCTTCAGGTATTACAGTTAGAAAAGCATCTTCAATTGCGTCTGTATCTAGTCCGATCTCAAGAGCACCAATTATATAGTTGCGATACCGATCATTATAGGTATTTGTATAAGGTATACCATTAGGTCTTCCAAATCGGTGACACCAACCTAAAAACGGTAAGCATTTAACCTCTCTGTTATTTCTACGGTATTTCTCGTGTATATAACCTTCTTCACCACCAAAGCCACGGAAGTTGGGATTAAAGCCTAGCCAATCAGCTTTTCTACAAGTAAACAGACCACAGCCTTGAGCAGGTATATCAAATGGTTCATTATCTCTATCAAAGCCTCTTGAATCTGTTCCCCACTGACCCCACATATGACTACTCCATGTTAAATTAAAATGAGTACTGATATCTTCTAAATTGTCGTATAATAAAGGACCATGATATAACCCACGTGCAGCATTTTTATCATAAAACTCTATTAATTTTTTAATGCTACCAGCTTCAAGCAATACATGACAATCAATACATAAAACATATGGTGTATTAGCTTTCTCAAATACAATATTTTTTATCGTTGTCGATGTATAATCGGTAAATGGTATATATTGATATGGTTCTTGTATGCTTGTTGTAAAGTGTTTCAGACTCTCACCATGCTTACTCAAGGGGTTATTATCAACAATAATAAATTCGATATCATCCAAAACTTCACTATGATACATTCTAATAGATTGTATAGTGAAATACACTCCATCAAAATCATCGTAGGTACACATACCTATAGTGAGTTTTCTCATATACGTATTTACTATGTACTTTAATTAAGTCAAAGGTAAAGATGTAATCGTCTCAACTGCAGTGTTGTTTCTTACACCATCTGTATGAAAATTATATACAAACGCAGAAGCAGTGCTGGTGTTTGTTGTTGAAATAGGTGTACAGAAAGAAAATCCTACATATACATTATTTAAGTTAGATGGGTTGCTGATAGAAGCGCTAAATGGTACAGATGCTAACGTAGTGAAATTAGGATCTGTACTCTTTCTATAATCGATTACAAGTAACTGTTGAGGGTTGCTAAATCTACATCTCACTACTTGCTGAGTATTATAGAAGCTAAAATTAGTACCAGATAAGCTTTGATTGTATATTACTTGATTACTACTGTTTCTAACAACAAGTGAGTAAACTTTTATTCGATCTAGTGAGACGCCTGGTCTAATATCAGAAGATAGAGCAAATAAACCTGTAGTATCAAATGCTACAGATGCTATGTTATAAGGAATGTTGGATCCTATGTACTGGCCAGATAGCGCAGAAAGTGGTGACGTGCTTAGTGTAGTTAAATATGTACAAAATCCGTATTGAGCGGAAACACTAGATACTAAACACGAATATGACCACGTTATATCATAATTAGAATTATACGCAGTGTTATTCTTGAAAGAAAAACACTTTGCAGTAATTGGTAGTAGTATGTCAGCTGGGTAAGGCATGTTGTTGAAAGCAGATTGTTATTGTATTTAACACTTTAAAGTATTTAGAGAAGACTATGTTATATTCCATCTTTGCCATTTCTTTTTTAACTACTCTAAGATATTCAGGTTCAATGTTGACGATAATACTATGTCGTGTGCGATCACATATGACATTATCAGAAAACTCTTCACAAAAAGCCTTAGCTTTTTCGCTGATCTTCATACATATATTTAATGTTATAAGTGTTAATACACAGTAACACTAAATCTAGTATCGTTACTAACGTAGCCGGATGTTACTACAGGTCCTTGTGGTTGACCATAAGCACCAATTGGTATTGTGTAAAAGAATACAAGTATTTGACTTGTTGGAACGCCAGGTGGTCCAATTGCTTTATAATATGGCTTAATTGTCGGATCTTCACCATATTTGTAGTAGTTGTTAGTCCAAGAGTGAGCTGCATTTTTAGCAACGACATCAATTACAACTGTTGTTGGATCAAATGTATCAGTAGTTGTAATTAAGTACCCAGAAGCTCCACGGTAATCTAAGTTAGAATCAGTCTGTCTTGGTGTAAACCCAAATAATGTATTACTAACTTGAGTACTTACATAACTAAAGTTTACAGCTGATACACTTGCAACACTAGCCTTTCTCGTAACGGTACCTGCTTGTGTAAATGTAGCATGTGCCTTTGGTACAAATAATCCACCTATCTGCACATTACCACTTGAAATTGCATTGAATGTCGTGGCTGATAAACCGTTAACTGTAGCAGTTAAACCTTGACCTACTGTAATATTAGTTGAAGGTATTGTTATAGTAGATGAAGGTAATAAAGCAGTTAAACCTGGGCCTACTGTAACAGTAGATGAAAGTATTGTAATAGTAGATGAACCAGAAGCAGCTGGCATGAATGAATTAAAACTTGCCCAACTCAAATTACCTGAACTATCTGTAGTTAAAACTGTATTAGAAGATAATGCACTAGACGGAAACTTGTAATTTATTGTGTTAATATTCAGAGCACTCGGCAATGTGACATAAGTGCTTATGTTAGGTATGATTTTATCTATAGCTATAGTAGAAGATAATGTTACCTTGCCGGTATCTAGAGTTAAAGAATTACCTAGAGCATTAGAAGAAATGTTATAAGCTGAAATAGCACAAACACTAACTGTATTAGTTGAGGATACTTTTATTGTATTATTAGCAGCTGCATACACACCACCAATTTGTTCCCAGCTAGATAAATTTGAATATGTACTGTTTTGTAAGCGATATAATATTTTATTATCAGTATCGTATGCTAAATCACCTACAGCCGGATTTGTCAGGCCAGTGGTAACATCAGATACTGAACCCTTAAATACATTACCTACTAAGATACCACCAGCAGTAAGACCATCACCAACATATAGTCGCTTTGTATCTGTTGTATAGCCAATTTCTGCTGAATCTAATACAACAGTTTTTCTATCACTATCAGAACCACTACGTACTAATAGCTTAAGTAAAGTATTTTCTAAAATTTCGATTGATTTACCCATAAAGATTAAAATGTAAACACAGGTATTGCAAATCTACCTGGTATGTGGTTAGAGTTATTTCTTGCGCTAAGACCGGTACCATTACTATTACCTTCAAATACAATGAATCCTGCTGATGATAGCACAGGGTATGTTGTATTTCCAGTGCTATCTGATGATATTGCTGTAAATGTAGTTCTACCATAACTAGGAGTGTATCCAGCTTTTACCTGATCTGGTGATCCATTGTAAATACTACCAGACAGGTTACAAGAAAGTAGGTCGTAAATTGACGATACAATCGATCTAACGAAACCATTTTGAACAATAGGTGCAGCTAACTCACTAGCAACAAGAGTACTACTCACTGACGGTGAAGTAGCTCCACTAGAGAACGTTACAATACCACTTGAAAGAGCGAGATAATTTGGATCGACACCTCGTACTAGTGTACTAACTGCGTTATTAAAGGGGTTAACTTCAAAACCGCAAAGTAAGCTACTATAAGAAATAGCGGAAATAGGTGTACCAATTACTGTTAGTTGATTTGAGCTATTATATCCTATACTAACACCATCAACATATGCGCTAAGAGCTACGCCATTACCACCTCGTAAACCTCTCGAAACAACCGAAGGGTCGATATGTATAGGCTTAATAGCGCTAGCAGCTAGAGCAAACGACGTTCCAGATATTCCAAATTGTGTTGTATTATAATTAATAACAAAACGACCTGTACCATCAAAAGCAACGCTTGAGCTAGATAATTGAGCTTGATTTAAGTAGGCACTATTAATAGAGCTTAATGCAACAGAGAGTTGATTATCGACATCATAAGATATAGTACCAGTATCAACTTGAGAGCCTATAAACTGCCATAAACCAGAGCTATTGTATTGATATAACAAGTTACCTGCGTACACAATATCACCTATTTCAGGTTGTAGTGTAGATAGGCCTGTATAACTATTAAGTATACCATGAATTTTAGGAGCAGCAGGTACACCACCAGATAATGTTCCAGTTCCAACATATAGACGTTGTGTATCTATAGTGTACCCTAACTCACCCTCATCTAAAATAACGAGACGACGTTGGCTGTTTGTGCCACGGCGTACTTTTAGTTTTATTACTTGTATATCTGCCATTGTATTAATATGTTACAGGATTACCCCAACCACTAAGTGTGTAAGTAAATACATTAACAGCTAAATCTACTAATGTACTATTACTTGTTATTTTTTGAAGTATGTTTAATTTATCACCAACTTGTGGAGAATTCCAGCTTACAACACTAAGTAATTGCTCTCTACTAGGACCTGCTTGAGTTGATATTCTAGTTGGGTAAAAAAATGTTTTATTATCAAGTGAACTAACAATCTGAGATACTTGATTATTAGTTACTGTAATAACAGGTGCACTGTATGTTCCGTCAGTAAGTACTGTTGCGTTTATGCTTGACAGTACAGATGATATTGATCTTATAGAAAGTTGAGATACACCATCTGATACAACAACACCCTGTACTGATCCGATACTCTGAGGGTAAGATATGTTGTTAATATCTAGATTTGATATACTTGCACTTGTTGTTGACAGTTGTAAAGTAGTCTTATTACCTATCCCATCAAAAACAGGCACTAAACCTACAGATAGAGAAGCTGAACTCAAGTGTAAGAACGATGAGTATACATCTGCTATATTCTGTCCTGTCAAATTTGCTGGCATAAAATTATTTATACTTGAGAGTTAGTATTAACAGCAAGTTTTTGTTGAATACTGAATAACTCATTGATTATTCGATTTAATGTGCCTACATTTATATACTCATTTTCGTACATATATAAATCACTTACACCAACACTATCAATAGTTGCTGGTTTTGTTCCAGTTACAGCGCCTGTATTATAATTATACATCTTAGAACTGTTTGAATATAGTGACAATACATCACTTAGTATATTTTTTGTAATATTATTAATATTTAAACCAATACTGTTATCAAATAAGTCAATACTTACATAGTTTTTCGGTAATGTTGTAGGTGGTATGCTTAGAAATGTAGAATTATTAACAATAGTAAAGCTATCATTTAAAAATAACGCTGCATTTAATGTATTACTACAAGAAAATTGAATATCGTATATAATGTTATTGTTGCTAGGTGTATCCATCTGCAGCAAAATAATATCAGCGGCATTAATATTTACATATTGTTCATTAATTATGTTATTGTATTGCAATATACCAAGTGAGCTACTGTTTGAAAATTGTAATATAGGATATTCACTTGAAGTTAATGTTCTAAATTCTACAATATTAATTGTACCATCTGATTTATACCTTCTACTTATTAGAATATTTGAATCAAATTGTGCAAACTCAAATGTATCAGTTAAGTTTGCATTTTTTAATTCAGAAGAGTAAATAGAATCTGTATTTGTTAATAATGTAGAAATGTCATACACTTTAATATAGGTTACATTTTTAATACTACCAATAACAGCTAAAATATCGTCTTCAAAACGTTGAACAATTCTATTTATAGAATTAAATCCTAGATCTGATGCGTTGTACGTTATAATAGATTCTTGTGAATTTACATACGACAATTCTAATACTAATTTACCTTGCTCTTGTACAAGAGCTGATCTATAGGTCGGACCGTACACAGAATTATGTCTATCTGTAAGGGTTCGTATTAAAGATATATAGAAACTATCACTTAGTGATAGGTATGATCCGTTCTCACCATATGAGACATTATAAACATAACACTTATCAAATGTTGTATGAAATAGTGAGTTATTATAGCGGTTATACTTAAAGAACTTATTATCAAAAAGAGGTGCTTGAAGTCCGTCAACTATGTTTGATGATAAGTTTGAGTTTATAGTACCAGACATTTGCTGATTACCATTAAAGTAATAATATTTACCAGCTGATGTTGTTAGAAAAAGTGTGTTAGAGTTTTGAGATGTACCTCTAACTGTATAATACTGCGTGTTGCTAGCTGATACGCGTATCTTAGGTAGTAACTTACCAGTAAATGTATCAGAATTACTAGTTAAGCATGTTGTATATGTTAATTTGTCTTGTGTTTTAGTAAGAGTATTGAATATACTAGGGTTATATGTTACTTGACTTGCATAAATTTTTAGGTTATTTAAATTTAATGTGTCAAATACATCACGCAACGTATTACTCGTTAAAACATCACGTTGCGATATACTATTCTTATAGATAGGTACATTAGAGCTATAGTATGGACCTATATCTATTTTATTTTCAATTACTTGTGCAAAGAATGTACTAGTTGCAGATAGTAAAACAGATTGAGAATCAAAGACACTACCTGTATAAACGTTATTGCCCATAACATTCACCACTCCTGTGTATGGAGTACCGTCCTGCAGAGTAAATATACCTGCATCTATATACTTAAAGTATCTTATCATGTGATAATATTAATTTGGTTGATGTTAGAGTTAATAGGTGCAAGATCAGATATACTCGCATTTATTACATCTTTTATTTGCGTGAGCATCGCTTCATCAGTAATACCTAAGTTAGATATATTTAAGTTGAGAGAGTTAGACTTACTCTTCTGATTTGATGTAAATGAGTTAAGCTGAGTTATGTTATCTGTAGCATTTCTCATTCCGCATGGTAGTGTGATAGCAAAATCTTCCGCAAAGTTGAAGGAATCTTTGATAGATAGTATAATAACATCATCAGGTGGCAACGGTGATACAGATAAAAATACATTATCGAGATAACTCACATAATCTGTTAGTTTATTACCGTTGGCATAGAAATCACCATATAGTAATTTGTAGTACTGAGGGTAGAAGTATTGTATATTCGCTGTTTCACCATTAATGAAGAACTGAATTACACCTCTAGTTGAATCAACATTGAGAATTATATTGTTATCTATATTCTGAACAAGTTTAAATGAGTTAGCAATAACTTTATAGCTGTTAGAAGACTGATCGTATAGAGATATCTCTAAGTTTACAGTTGTATTATTGTAACTTATTGAAACATAACCTTCAATACCGCTAAACTTCGATGAGATTGTCTTATAATTTTCGGAAAGTTGTGTAATTAGAGTACATTTTAACGTAAACCCACCATTACTATTGATAGTAGTATAGTAATTTTCTAAATTCTGACCATATATGTTTAAGTGATCGAAAGAAACCTTATCTATATCGAAACGTTCGTAAATATAACGGGTGTTTGGCTTAAACGCCATATCACTTTTCTTATCAAACACTTGTTCTACAGATATCGAACTACTCAAGCTTGCGTTTGAAACTATAAGTTGCTCAAGATAAGTGTTGTATGTAGTATTATACGCTGCTGTAGTAGAAAGAGCTTGTCTTTTTGTAACAAGGTTGGGGTAATAGTATCTATCTACCCATACACTGCTGTTAGTGAAGGGACTACCAGATAACCAAGTGCATAGATACACCTTCTCACTACCGTCGCCTTGCTTATCAGCATAGTATACTTTATCTGAATATACAGGTGTGTTAAATGGAAATGAGCCAGCTTCTTTAAACTTTGTATCGTTAATGTTTATTTGTGTAAACGGAGACATTACCGCATCAGTCGTAAATTCATTTAAACCTGGTACTATCCTTATGCTTCTGTTATATGTAACGTAATTTAACTCAAGACCTTCATCTAACTCCGTATCAATCTCGTTAAATATTGTAGTATATTCTCTAAGATCTGTTATACTATTGTGAGAGCTTAAAGATAAAGTGTTACCTCTAACAAGTCTGTTATCATCAGACATTTGATTCTTTAATGTTACAATATTAAGGTCGTTTATAGTAGATGTATGTAAATTTCTATAAAGTAGGAAATTATTCGGTAAATCTATCTCACTATTTGCTAGATCAACACTAAGTGAGCCATTATAGTAATTAATATAGTCTGTTGATAGCTTATCTTTAACTTGTAGGTTAATTATGTTCCTAATGTTGAAGGAGTTGTCTCTAAACGCATTAGGTGAGATGCCGATTGTGGAAATAGCTGACAATTTACCACCAACTGATGTAAGTTGTAATGCATTTGCTGGTTTTAAAAAGAAAATCTTATTATCATTTAGAAGATACCTAAAGAATTGACTCCCCGTTGGTGTAAAGTTAGTGTTATATAATAATGCCTTCTTAAACTTACATACATTATTGTCAACAACTAGATAATATAGTGCAGTGTTGTCATTATATGAAATAGTGCAGTATTCTTCATCAATAAAAGTAATTTCGAAGTTGTATGTGGGATTATTTGAGACGCCAGCATTGTAATAATAATCAAATTTTGTAGTATCTGAACTAGATAGAGGTAATACTGCAACATACGACTCACCGAAAGCAATATTTGTGATGATACTATTAGATTTTACAATTACATCAGACTGCTTTACATATGTGCTAAGCTTATTTTTTGAGGTGAGATATAAATTACTGTAATTCTTTGTCTGTACATCAGCTATACCTGATAACGCAGCAACAAAATTGAACTTATAGTTACCGTTAAATAAAATTTGTCCTTGCTGTAAACTTACGTCACGCAATTTAATATCTAGAGGGTTAGATATTAAAGATGAAGCGTTATACTGTTTAAGTGGCATATATGTATTTAATTAAATTATAGTGTTTCAGAATTAAAAACAAATTCTATAACACTACCATCACTCGCTGAGAATGTGTATAATAAATCGCGTGATGTATTAATGTAGTTTGTACTAAGAAGATTTAAGTCACCAATTTTAGCATAGTGAGATGGTGAATACACTGTAATTGGTTGAATAAATCTACAAGATGTACTATCCTGATAAGTTACTAGTGTTTGACAACTAATCTTTACTGCGAGTGAGTTGGCTGATGGATAGTATATATGATTATAATCTTTTAATATTGTATAATTTACATTATACAATATTTGATCAAAAATAGATAAATCTCTATAATCAATAAAGAAATTATTGTTATGAAATTCGTCAGCCGTATTATCACCCCATCTAAAACGAACATCTGTAGGTATTCTAGATCTATCGATACCCGAGAGTGATACAGTCAATGAGGTTATATCACTAAAATTGACGTTAGGTAGATAAACATTACTTAGAGACGGATTAGATGAAAGATTTAGAGTGTATGATGTCATAACTTTAAGTAATTATTGAATGAGTAACTTCCACCCTGTATAAATGTACTGAATGAACTTAGAGTGTTGCTTGATGTAAACACGGCTGTTATGTTATTAGATCCAAACTTATAACCATAAGTATAGTCTATAATATCACTAACATTATCTCTGAAGTTTACTGTAAATAAATACGGCAATTTATTCTGATCCTTTAATACATACGAAATGTTAAATATATTCAGGTCAGAGTTATAAGTTAATTGTGGTGTATCAGCTTGCACGTATAATACACCATCTGTTGCAATACTAAAATCATTTGTATAATCAGATATTGTTGTATCTGGGAATATTTGATGTAGCTTAAGTGTATTTAGATCAAGTTTGTTAATAATTGGATACACAAACGCGGTTGAAGTGTTTGGTGTATCGTAAGTAGAAAGCGTAGCAAAGTATACATTATTATTTACCTTGTATCTATTCGAAATTGTATTAAATAAATCATCTCTGTAACGTGTAATTATATTAGATGTCTTTGGATTAATAAATTCACCATCAACTACAGAGATCTTATCACATATTAAGTAATTAGCTGATTGTAAAATAATAGTATCGTATATTAAGTCGAAGTTTATTATACCTGCAGTTAGGTTTTGATATACTGACTGAGGGTATTTACTTTGCATATAAGACAACTTACTCAGTATATTATCATAATTACCCATAGCATCACCTACAACTACAGAACCTAATAGGCTATTACGTTCAACTATACTGTTAGTTGATATTGTAGTATTAGTTGTGTATGTAGTAACAGCTTTAGGATCAACACTATCTACATAAGCCTTTTCAGTCAGACTGTAGAAACTCTCTGTAGTGTTGTAATTCGTTAAGAATGAACCACCGTCAACATCTATTACACCATTATTTGCAGATACTCTAACAGATTGTGTGAATGTAGCTGATAAAGTAGGAAAGGTTGGTCTTGTATATGGTACAGCTGTATTTACACCTGCTTCGAGAAGAGTACTAAAGTAATATGTGCCAGTTCCAGGGAAGCTAGATAAGTCAGATCGTATAGGATCAGGTAAGCGTCCGGTATCGTTAAGTGTAAAATATGCACCATCACGAATACCAACTGAAGCAGGGTGTAGATACTGTGTATTAATATCTATAACCTCAGTTGGTGATATAAATTCAGTAATATGTTTAAAATCACCAAAGTTTAGTGTGTAATACTGTGATGAGCGGGCAGAAAATCCATTTGTAACAGTAGATAGACCTGAGCGTATAGTTTGAGTATTAAGAATACCTGTTAATGCATAGTTAAAACTCTTATTCTCACCAAAAATATCATCGTAGAACTTGTAACCGTTGAGTTGTAAGTATAAAACTTCCTTTACTTCAGTTAAATTAATATTCTGTCTAAAATTGTTATTATCTTTAAGTAACCCGTATACGTTTCCGTAAATGTCTTCCTTTTCATCGTGAAAATAACCGCTATCAACGATAGATTTGAGATTCTTTGACTTAGAAGAGTTATAACCATAAAAAGATACGCTATCAGCAGGTTGATTCGGCTCGTTACGAGCGTAACCTAATCTAGCATTATTCTTAAACGATTGAGTAAGTGAGAAGAAATCAATAACCTCGATGTTACTCCCGTATTTGTAAGGGTCAGGGAAGTAATAAGGTTTGTTATATTCAAGTGATTCAAGATTTATGGTAAATGTAAACTTACCAGGATCAACAACGACTGGTGTAGTCTTACTAGGTCTAAAGAACCCTATAACACGCTTAGTTACAAAGTTATTAGACGGGGAAGACGCTACAGTAGGGTAGTATCTGTTTAAGAAATTACCAATAGGGTTAGTAGCGGTGAATAACTTTTCAAAAACAATGTTACTACCAATGTATACAGGCACTTCTTCTTCTACAACGACTACATTTGTGTCAATAATAGGTGTTATTATCTCAACACCTAAATTGGTCGTTATGATTGTCGGTGGAGTAATTGGCCCTCGAGCTATAGTAGTTTTAGATTCTTCGTTAATCGACTCTTGATAATCTTTATCATTTACATACACGGGACGACTATAAGAGTCGTACTCAACCATGAAATTATCACCAGTAGCATCAGCAAATATAGCAGGAATACCGTATAGTGTAGCAGTTATATCTATCGGCGTATCTAAAGTGCTTGAAGTAGGTATATTAGGTATTGTTAACTTACCAAAGCTTTCAGATGTATTTTTATCTTGTGTAATCTTTCTATTACCAACTTTCCATACAATTTTTTCAAAGTATAATATTTGATCTGTTAGTTCTAAGCTTAATCTTAAATGTAATGTAGCGAAACCTGTGTTAGTTGGTGGATATTCAACTAATGAACTTATTCGTTGATATTTTTCGTAGTTAGTAGTACTAAAGATATAGTAATTATTGCCTGTAGCAGCATTTCCGTTACTATCTGGCTCATTATTAATAAGACCTAATTGATAGTTGAGAAGTTTAGATGGTTTAAAGCTTTTTGCAGAATAACTTCCATTCTTATCATATATAAACAAGCATGTTGGATAAAATCCATAGTAGTTTACTGAAGTATACTTATGAGTAACTTCCTGAACTTGTACCATATTGCTAAGGCTATCAGTATAGGTTACAGGTACAACATTATATTCACTATCACTGTAATTCCATATAATATATTTTAAGCCTTTGTCAATTACACTGATGAATTTAACCTCAACAGGTAAATCATAGCTAAGTACAGGTGTTATATTGAAAGGTGCCGTAGCTAGCACCTCGCTTTGATTACTATCAGCAATACCGAAACAAATATTCGATGTATCTAACAATGGTAGTGTTGGTACCTGAACTTTATACTTTGTTTTATTATTAAAGTATAAAGTTACCTGCGGTACATAGACCAATTGTGATGGTAAAAGTCTATATGTGTAGTTATTACGAGAAATATCTGTAGTTATAGGGGAACCAAAAACACTTGTAACATCTACCGTACCATCACCAAAAGACCATTCAATATAATCAATATCTAAACGGTTGATATTTTTTATTTCATAACCTACAGTTAACGGTAAGCTTGAAACAGAAGATGCAACTGTTGTTACAGCAGGCTGACCATCAGCTAATAAGTAATTTACATCAGTACCTACTGTATAGGTCTGTGATATAGTATCCCAACTAGCTGGAACTGTGTATATTTTGTTAGTAGATGCAACTGTTACTGTAATAGATTCACCAGTATAGCTTACACCGCTACTATCTATCAGTGTTACATTAACAATATAATTGCCGTCTGCATTGTATGTGTAAATCGTATCAAATTTCGGTATAAGTACACTCTTATCTTCAGCAGTAGTAGTAGTCCAGCTAGGAAAAAAATTAGATACATTATTTATTGAGTTAAGTATACTGCTATATGATGAGCTTGGTAATGTTATAACTGCAGAATTACCATCACCAAAATCCCAAACAGCTTTAACTAAATCTTTATTATTAGGAAATAAAAATCCAGCACAAAAATTAACTACAGTTGTGTGAGGTATATTATAATATCTCACTAGAGAGTAGTCTAAAATTGTATTATTCACAACAACATCACTCATTATGTATATTTATAGCCAGAGCTAATATCTCTACAGCATTACATTAACTAAGCGAAGGTGTGGTAGTAGGTCCAGCCGTTGTAGTAGTCGTTGTAGTAGGTCCAGCTGATGTAGTAGTCGTTGTAGTAGTCGTTGTAGTAGGTCCAGCTGATGTACTACCCTTTACTACATATGGTTTAGGTCTACCTCTTTTAGTTGAATCGGATCCACTACCACCATCCAAGCATGGAGGACAGTCAGCGGTTGGCTCAGCAGATGG